GAGCAGAAGATGCCCATGTTGAACCAGAACTAAAATAAACAACACCACCAGAAGTTCCCGCAACTGTCAGCGCCAACGTGCCAGCGGCTGTGATTGGCGAGCCAGCAACCGAAATTAACCCGCCAGTAAAAGTTTGCCCAACGCTGGTGACAGTTCCAGTTCCAGATACTGTAACCCATGACGGAGCGCCAGAAACAACAGAAAGAATTTGCCCTGATGTGCCAATTGGCAGGTTGCTGAGGACATTTGTCGCGCTGGCATAGATCATATTGCCAGTTGTGTAAGATGTTAAACCCGTTCCGCCATTGCTAGGATTAAGCGTTCCGGCAAGCGTAACAGCCCCAGTTGTTGCTGAAGATGGCGTAAGCCCTGTTGTTCCCGCGCTGAAAGATGTAACGCCAAGCCCGCTAATAGCCCCGGTTGTCGTGCGATAAGTTGTTCCAGCCTGCACAATCTCAAGCAGCTCTGCTCCAGTTAGGGATGTTGCAGCGGTGAGATTTGGTATCTGAACATTGCTCATGTGAGCGGCCCTGTCTTTGGAACTTCAGTGAAGTTGTACGGCAAACTGGGGTTGTTAATCAAGTAACCGCCAGAAGTGTAAGTTCCTGCAAACACTGACCCTTGAAGATCAACATTCGTGCTGTCGATGACCGTAATTGTCCAATTTGCATTAGCCGCAGAAACACCCCCAACATCTTGCACAGTCACATACTGCCCGGTAATCATACCATTGGTTGTTGCGACTGTCAGGCGGATCAAGCCAGAACCATTGTTGATAGCGCCAGTGACAGTTCGATAGGTGACAGCATTAGGATCAGTTCCGGGGGACTGATTTAAGCCGCCCGGAGGTTCGCCAGTCTGCTGCGTTGTGCGCTGATTGGATGTTGCGACGTTATTCAAACTGGTAACACGAGTGTTGCCACCCTGAATGGGCAATCCAGTCCTTGGATCAACTGTGTTCAAGCCAGATGTCACGCGAGTGTTAGTCTCAGCAGTGACAAAATCTTGAACGCGAGGGTTTACAATCGGCACGGGATCAGCCGGGACAACAATCGCACGAAGCTGCTGTTGCGGCTCGTCATAACATGGACCGCAGACCAAAAGCCGCTTGTTGATCAGAGACGCGCCAGCCCAATCAAACTGCCAGCTCAAATTGACATGGTTGTACCTAAACCCGCACCTATCACATATGGCATGGGCTTGCGGGTTGCTGGGGCTTGTTCTTGCGCGTCCAGACTGCGATGCGTAGCCCATAGCTTCCCCTTATCTGAAGTAGCCAGAGATCATGGGCGATATGTACTGCTGAGCAGTCTCGACGTTCTGATCAGCCGCAATTTGATACGATTCATCAGCCATAGGCTTGATCATCTGCATGGCAGGCGGATTCCATATCTGAGCAAGGCGCAGAGCAAGCCCATAAGCAAAAGCCTCAAGCCAGAGATATGGGACTTCTACAGTCTGGCCGTTGCTCAGAGCCGAGTCCTGTATCTGACGCACTCGATAGTATTTCAGGGTTGTTGGGCCTTGGTCCGTGTTAGGGACGGGCCAAAGCGTAACAGAAGGACCAGCCGAGCCTGTCGATCTGGACGAGCTAATCAACCTGTCAAACCAGTAAACCGTAGGGAAACCCTGCTGTTCCTTGTTGGGGTAGCTGGCGTATTCCGTGCGGCTGATTGGCAAGATGATTCGATCAGTGTTAGCACCACCCTGCGCGCTAGTGATGTAGGCATCCAAAATGGCAACAGTGCTTTGATCGACCGTGTATGTGGCCTGATCGGTGACAAGAGCTGTCTCAACCAGATCAACGCACCATAGATTAACCCCCTGATTGGACCAACGGGCCAAGAGCATGTTGGAAGCCATGCGGGCAGCTTCCATATGCTCCTGAAGCACCGATGTGTTGCGAATCCCAATCAGATTGTAGGCGTAGAGCGTGAGTTCGCCTAAGCCGGGGTTAAAGGTGTAGGTTGCGCTGGTTGCCATCGTTCCCTCAGATCAGTACGAAACGCTACCAAACTGCGTGATTGTTGCGGTGACAAATCCGGGATTGGTCTGGCTATTCAGGACAACACGGACAAAAGTAGGCGTAATGTTGAAGATGCCGCTTTTGCTCGTAGTCTGAGCAACGATATTCGAATCCAGCGCGCTAAGCCATGTCACAGCCGCAGGAGCTACAGGGCTGGTAGGGCTATTTGGATCATCCATGGATGTCTGAACAGTGTAGTTCACCGTGCCAGAGACGGTTACCTGAATAGACGACTGGGCATCAGCAAAATCCGACATGCGAATCCAAGGGCTTACCGCTACACCAGAAGTTCCTACCGTCACCGCGCCTGTAAAAGCTGCCGAAACGTAGATTTTGGTGACAGTCTTATAGTCAAGGAGGGTTGAGCCAGTTGTGGCATTTGGGCCAGTAATCGTCTCATTGATCGGATCACCAGCCCAATTTGTTCCATAAATCGTAATTGTCTTGGCAGATTCATCGCTGACTGTCGTAAACAGAACCTTGCGAGCAGTATCTAGGGTAGCGACAGCATTGCCATAGATAGTTGTCGATGAAAGTGTCTGAGATGTGCTGACAAGATACGTGCCAACGCCGCCAGTTCCCGTAAGATTGGCAACAAGGACCATGCCGTTGAGAACACCCGCACCAGATACGGGCTGCCTGACGCTGATTGCACCGGATGTAAGGGCGGTGATCGTCAGGACAGTGCCAGAAATTGACCCGGTAGCGACAGACCCTGCTGTAGCCAGAGTGCCATTCAGCGCAAGCTGTCCGTTCGCAACGGCTGGCGTTTGTGAGGTGCAGATATTATTGGCAGCAGCAGCGACAAGCGGGCCAACTGTGACGACTGTAGGGCGCATAGCAATTATCCTTTTTTGCTGGCACGAGCCGCAGCGGCGTTATCGACCAAGTTAGGGTAAGGCCGTCCAGCAGCTCTTGCCATGGCCTTAGCAGATTGCTTCTGCTTGCGGTCAAGATGCTTCACTTTAGCATCTTTAGGGGCATCTTTTTCCCAGAACGGCTTTTCCATCTCAACAATCCCACTTTCGCAAAGACTTATTGATGCGGCTATCTGGATCAGCAGCTTTCGCAGAGCCGGTCAGCTTTCGCTTCATCCCAGTCATTCTAGCGCAAAAACTGTCCTTGCGCGAGCCGCCTTCTGGCTGCGGACGTTTAATGTCATGGCCTGCTGCCCTCAAACTGGCGCGTCCCTTTTCATTCAGGCCACCAGATTCAGACTTGCCTTCTTTGCGTTGCCAAGCTGGTGTATTGCTCACAGTACCCTCCTTATGTAAACGGGGGCATGAAGCCCCCGCAAAACACTTCCAAGATGGGGAAGATTAGGTCAGGTTACCGGAAACGTCACGACCGGGAGCTGACGTACCCTTCGCGGCAGACGACAGCGGATTCATGTTGGAGCCAGTGCGACCACCAGACTTACGGGGCATACGGCCCATGTCAGCCTTGGCCTTAGCACCCTTTACCTTGCCCATGGCCTTGCCACCACGCTTACGCTCTTCAGCCTCGTCATTGACGTTCGACTGATAGGTATAGCGCATGTTCTTCTTAGACGCGTCTTCTGCCATCTGGTTTACACCCTTGGCAGGACCGCCGTCTTTGCGAGCAATACGACCTTTCATGTGAGCCTCCTTTAGGCTTGCGTGACACCGAACAGGCCAGCATTGCTGCCGACGTTCGTAACGAGAGGAGTCTGAGAGAAGAACAGGCGCTTGCTGGCATCTGCCGCCGACTGGACCGCATACGTGCCACGGACATCGCCCGTAGTCGTTGTGGCAGGACTGGTCGTGACAGCAGCGAGATAGCCCGTGCTTGCGGTGATTTTTGTCGCATTGTAGTCAACCGTTACGTCCGCATAGAAGTCGGAACGAAGCGGGAAACCGAAAACATCAAGCGTATCAACTGAGTAGTTGTAAGCATCCGTTGCGCTCGGAGTTACCGAGGCAATGTACTTGAATGCTTTCTTACCAGCAGTCTGGGTGCTTGCAGTGGAAGCAATCCTCTCCGTCATGGGTACGCCGTAGATGTCGTAGCCTGAGACAAGAAAGGTAACCGTGCCAGAAGCGGAAGCAGCCGCAGTGATGGCAACTGTACGAGCGCACAGAGCCTGCGGATTCCACATCTGAACCGTTCCGCCCTGACCAAAAGGAAGCCTCAGAGAGGCATTCCCAGAAGTCGAGTTGGAAATCACGCCAGTGATGGTTGTGGAAGATACAGTCGTTGACCCAACAACGGTGTAAGTTCCAACACCACCAGTAGGCCCGGTCAACTGCGAAGTGATTGTCGTGCCAGCGGTCACGCCAGTGCCGGAAATCGTCATTCCAACAATAACAGTACCCGTCAAGCTGCTGACAGTCAGAACGCCCGCCGTGATGACCCCGGTAAACGACGTAAGACCATCAAGCATCACAAGGCCGCTCACGAGAGCGCCCGTGTTAAAATTGACAGTGTACGAGTTAACCGCAACGCCAGTCGTCGTAGAGTTGGCAGAAACCAGCGTCATTGGCACGTTTGCCACTACGTTAGCCGCAGCAGCAATGGCTGCAACGCCCTTCGCGTAAGGCTGATAGTTCAGGGTGTTGATGTTAGTCGTACCCTGAAAACCACCAGCACAGCTTCCAACAGCATTCCCCGGCACGTACGTGAAGGGGGTGCGGGGATCAAGAAGACCTTGACCAGCGTAGAACAGAGACGGCCCTAGTTCAGGGTTATACTCTTGGGCAGAGTACGGACTCTGCCCAAAAGATACGAGAGGACCGGAAAAAGCAGAAACAGCCATGACGCTTTCTCCTTACGAGGTGGGGAACGAGCCAAAGATCGAGCGCCAGTTGTAGTAGCCGAAAGAGTAACGCTCGTAGCCCTTAACAAGCAGGTTGTCTGTAACAAAATCGACCTGCATGTCTGTTTCGAACTTCACTCGCTCCATATACGACAGGCCGTCGATGTTGGTCAGCAAGAACCAAGCGTAGGAAGAAGTGAGGAAGTCGTTGACCAGATAGGACTCAGGCAGACCGCCTGCGGTCATCATGATCGCATTGACATCATTGTCCGCAGTGCCGGGGCGCAGTTCAGTCTTTGTCAGACGGATAGCAACCGGCTCAAGCTGCGGGGGAACGATCAGCTTGCGACCACGGGCGAAGACCTTCAGGCCAGCCTGATCCTTGAAGTTCGCACGAATGGCGATCATCGAGTTCAGGAGGGTCGATTCATTAAGGTCAACCTGTGTCACGGGCGTATTGGCTACCGTAGCCCCATCAATGGGATGGGCGGTAGAGCAAAGCGCCACGCCGTCGCCGCCGACAGAACCATTGTAGGTCGTCGCCGTGTTGAGGATGTTCGCTCCGTAGATTTCCTTCGTCTGCTGGAACGACTCAATAAGGCCGAGGTTGCTAGGCGCAAACTGGGTCTTGTAGAGGTTATCGTCAATCGCCTTGCGGGTGATCGCGTAACCAAGAGCAATCTCAGTATGCTCCTGATTGTACACGAAACGCTCACCGGCACTGTTGTCGAAAGCGGTCTGACCGCCTTCAGTCTTCAACTGGGCAAGACCCAAGAAGCGCATTTCCGCAGTGCGCTCAAGCGCCATTTTGGAATCATGCTTCGTGAAAATCTTGTCGTACTGAGACGGGATCATCTCGTACTTGCCTTCAACTCCGCGCAGTCCGGGGAGCAGAAGGTCTTTAATAGCCGAAAGATTGACAGCCATAGTTCCTTACTCCCTTAGACACCATCCGTGGTGCGTGTGCTGGCATAGTTAAAGGCGACGATGACCTGATTATAAGCAGAGAGATAATCAGTGCCATTCGCGCCCGGCGGATCAAGAACAAGCCCAACGACACGGAAAGGAAGGGTCGCCGTGGTGTTCGGAGTCTCAACGAACATGCCAGAAATGCCCGTGGCAGCGTTGCCAGTTCCGACATTAAGCTGGATGTTGTTATTGATGGCACCGATGCCAACCGCAGTGCCGCCCGCCTGAACGAGGAACTTTGCGTTCGGATCGTTGATGACATAAGCCTCAATGTCGGGAGCAGTAGACGCGACATCAGAACCGGGCCAATAGTTGGACCAAACAATACGCTTCTGAGAAGTCGAGAGGTACTTGCAACCGGCGAAGATGCCAGCCACCTGAACAGTCGAGGCGGTCGCCTGACCGATATAGCCGCTAGAAAGCGGGATGACAGCATCGCCGAAATAGATCGGGGTCGAGTTGCTGTAGAG